TGGGTGGCCACCAAGCCGGACAACAATTACCGAGATACACGCAGAAGTTATCACATATCGTCACTGTATTCACCGTGGGAAAGCTGGGCAAACCTGGTGCAAAAATGGCTGGATGCACAACAAGATCCGCACCTTTTAAAAACCTTTATCAATACTGCACTGGGTGAGTGTTGGGATGAAGAAAGCAACCGCGTTGATATGAACGACTTGCGCAAACGTGCTGAAGATTATCCACTGCGCACTTTACCAATGGGTGCGCTGATTGCAAGTTGCGGTGTGGATGTGCAAGACAACCGACTTGAGGCAGTGATCTGGGCATTTGGTAAAGACGGGCAAGAGAGTTGGGCGATTGATTATCAAGTATTTTTTGGTGATCCGGCATCGCCTAAATTATGGGATGAGTTAGACGAATGGCTACAATTAGAATTAGATCATAAGAGTGGATCAAGTGTTAATCTTAGTGCGGTGGCGATTGACACCGGCGGCCATCACACACAAATGGTGTATGACTTTTGCCGTTTGCGAAAGCATCGACACGTGATTGCCATCAAAGGCCAATCAACGCGCAACCGACCAGTGGTTGGGCGGCCAACCAACCAAGATATTACCTTTAAAGGCAAGACCATCAAAGGTGGTGTGCAGTTGTGGCCGGTGGGATCAGACACGGCAAAGAGTGTTTGGTATGGTCGCTTTGGTATTGATGAGGGCGCAGGGCGTGTGCATTTTTCTACCGAGTTAGATGATGAGTTTTATATGCAGATCACGGCAGAGAAACTTGTCACCCGTTATCACAAAGGCCATCCACGTACTGAGTGGGTGAAGCCATCGCATAAGCGTAATGAGGTGTTGGATTGCTCGGTGTATGCTTTGGCAGCGGCTTATCATTTGGGCATGAATAAGTGGAGTCAGAAAGATTGGCAACGACTTGAGGATTTAGTGCAGCCGATTACCAAAGATTTGTTTGCCGATCCGGTGGAAAATATTGAAAAAACACCCAAAGAAATTGAAAAACCGAATGAAAACGCGGCAAAAGTTACGCAAATACAACGCCCAATAAGGCCAAGAAACAAGCAGGGCGGTGGTTTTGCTGCGCGTTGGTAAAATAAATGTAAATTGGGGTTGACATTTGAAAAAATGTTACGACACTAAGCCACTAGATATAGTAGTTTTATATTTCAAAAACACTAGATATAGGGATTTATGGCCAATTTATTTGAATCTACAAACTACCCAACCACTGAGCCGGACAAGATAATTGCCGGTGATCGTATCGCTTGGAAGCGCAGCGACTTAGATAGCGATTATCCAATTGCGACTTATTCATTAAAGTATTCAGCGCGTTTAGAAAACGCCGGCACAACTGAGATTGAAATCACCGCAAGTGAAAGCGGCAGTGATTACATCGTGGAAGTTGGCCAGTCAACAACGGCAGCCTACACCGCAGGTGTTTATCACTGGCAAGCGTACATTATTCGTACCTCAGACTCAGAGCGTATCACTGTTGACAGTGGCACTTGGGAAGTCAAAGCCAACCGTGATGCTGCCACCACTGATCCACGTGGCCACGTTAAAAAAGTATTAGATGCCATTGAGGCCACCATTGAGGGTAGAGCCAGCAAAGACCAAGAAAAATATGCAATTCAAGGTCGTGAATTATGGCGCACACCGATCGCTGATTTGATTTTATTACGCGATAAATACCGCGCAGAATATGTGCGTGAAACTCGCAATGAGCGTATTCGCAATGGCCTCGGTCATGGTGGCATTATTAAAACAAGGTTTTAAACATGAATTTTTTATCCATTTTTAGAAAACATAAAAAAGCCGTTGCCAAGCGTGCGTATGCCGGTGCAAAGATTGACCGCCTAACTTCAAGCTGGACTACCACCTCGCAAAACATTAACAAAGATTTACAAGCCGGTGGCAAAGTATTGCGCACTCGCGCACGTGATTTGAGTATTAATAATGATTATGCGCGTAAGTATTTGCAGATGTGTGTGTCAAATGTGGTGGGTGCAAAGGGTATGGTTTTGCAGGTTAAATCCAAAACCACTAAAGGCAAACTCGACCAAAAATCCAACCGCATTGTTGAGCAAGCCTGGGCGAAATGGTCAAAGGCCAAAAACTGTGCATGGGATGGTCGTTTGTCATTTGTTGAGATGCAACGCTTGTTTATTGAAACCGCCGCACGTGATGGCGAAGTGTTAGTACGCATGGTGCGTGATGATTCGCAGTTTGGTTTTAAATTGCAATTTTTAGACACCAATCGCCTTGATGAAAATCTGAATAAAAATCTTAGCAACGGCGCGGTGATCAGAATGGGTATTGAGTTTGACACCACCGGTCGTGCAGTGGCGTATCACTTACTCACCAACCTTGAAAATGAAGCCAGCGCCGGTGCAAGATATGAGCGCATTGATGCGGACAATATCATCCACGCCTTTATGGGTGAACGCCCAGAGCAAATCCGTGGTGCAACGTGGATGGCCAGTGCTATGTCACGCCTTAATATGCTCGGTGCTTATGAAGAAGCTGAACTCGTGGCAGCGCGTATTGGCGCTAGCAAGATGGGTTTTTATACTTCAGAGGCCGGAGATTCATTCATTGGTGAAGAAGATGATCAAGGTTATTTGATCGATGCAGCAGAGCCGGGGCAATTTGCCCAACTACCGGCTGGCACTGGCTTTACCACTTTTGATCCTACCCATCCAACAAGCGCATTTGAGTCATTTAATAAGGCGATTTTGCGCGGTATTGCATCCGGATTGGGCGTTGCTTATAACTCGTTGGCTAGTGATTTAGAGGGCGTTAGTTTTTCCTCGATCAGATCCGGCACGATTGAAGAACGCGACCAGTGGCGAGTTAAACAAAATTGGATGACACAGCATTTTATGAATCGCATTTATGAGCAATGGTTAAGTATGCAATTGCTGAATGGATCGATGGGTTTGTCGATGACTGATTTTGATAAATTATCCGAAATCAGATGGCAACCAAAAGCCTGGACTTGGGTTGATCCACTCAAAGACATTAAGGCTTCAACTGAGGCAATTAATGCTGGCATTAAAACTGCCAGTGAAGTGGTAGCTGAGCAAGGTGGTGATATAGAGGATATATATGACCAGCTTGCTTATGAGCAACAATTGGCCAAAGAAAAAGGCCTTAATTTAAGTATTAATAATGAGGTAATAAGCAATGAAACAAATCAAAACGGGTAATTTAACCCGATATTTTAATTTGGATCGCGCGGCGATTGATGAAGAAGCACGCACGGTGGGTTTATCGTTTTCAAGCGATGCACCAGTCGAGAGATGGTTTGGGATGGAAGTGTTAGATCACTCGCCCAAATCAGTCGACTTGGGGCGTTTGAATGATGGCGCACCGCTTCTAATGGATCATGATACGAGCGATCAAATAGGCCGAGTGGAAAGTGCAACGGTGGATGGCAAACGTGGGCAAGCAATTGTGCGTTTTTCTAAGTCAGCACGCGCTCAAGAAATCTTTACAGATGTGGTGGATGGTATTCGCCAAAACATTTCTGTTGGATATCGTATCAATGAAATGGAATTGGATGAGTCACGATCAGAGGGCGAGGTAGAAACTTATGTTGCTACTCGCTGGCAACCATTTGAAGTGAGCGTGGTGAGTGTGCCTGCGGACAATTCAATCGGTATTGCTAGATCTGTTGATGGTGACAATATTACCAAAATCACAAATTTAAAAACTAAAAATAAGGAAGTCAAAATGACAACAGAAAACACAACAAACATCGATGCTGCAACAGTAGCACGCGATGCAGTGGCGGCGGATCGCGCACGCTCACAAGAGATCGATGCAATCGTTGCAAAGCACCCGGAATTAAAAGAGATCGGCAGCCAATTTAAAGGCAATGACCGTTCAATGGATGAGTTTCGTGGCGTGGCATTAGATTCAATCACTAAAAATCAACCTAAAACAGCAGCGATTGAAGATACTAAAATCGGCATGAGCAACGAGCAAACGGATAATTTCTCAATTGTACGTGCGGTCAACGCATTAGTAACGGGCAATTGGAACGATGCAGGCTTTGAGCGTGAAATGTCAGACGAGATGGCTGGTAAATTGGGCAAACGTGCGCAGGGTTTCTATATCCCAACAGACGTTTTAATGCGTGACTTAAATGTGACAACTGCAACAGCTGGTGGTCACACAGTAGCAACAGATTTACTATCTGGCTCTTTCATCGATATGCTTAGAAACAAAATGGCAACAGTTGGTTTAGGTGCAACAATGATGACCGACTTAGTTGGCAACATTGCAATCCCACGTCAAACCGGTGGTGCAACGTCTTATTGGGTAGCAGAAAGCGGCGCGATCACAGAATCACAAGCAGCCTTTGATCAAGTATCAATGTCACCAAAGACAGTTGGCTCAATGTCAGACATTTCTCGCAAAATGTTATTGCAATCTTCTATGGATGTTGAATCATTTGTCCGTAATGATCTTGCAACATCTTTGGCATTGGCAATCGATTCAGCAGCAATTAACGGTTCTGGCGCTTCTAACCAACCAACGGGTATTTTAAACACGTCTGGCATTGGTTCAGTAGTGGGTGGCACAAATGGTGCGGCGCCGGATTGGGCAGATATTGTTAATCTTGAGTCAGCAGTGGCAATTGACAACGCAGACATGGGCGCATTAGGTTTCTTAACTAACGCAGCAACACGTGGCAAGTTACTACAAACTGAAAAAGCATCCGGCACAGCGCAGTATGTTTGGTCAGACAGCAACACGTTACGTGGTTATAACGCAGCGGTATCAAACCAAGTACCATCAAACGGCACTAAAGGCACGGGTACTAGCCTTTCGTCAATGGTGTTTGGTAATTGGAATGACTTGATCATCGGCACTTGGGGTGGTATTGACATCAATGTTGATACTTCAACGGGTTCGGCTTCTGGCACGGTTCGTGTGGTTGCATTGCAAGATGTTGACATCGCGGTAAGACACGCTGAGTCATTTGCAGCAATGACAGATATTATTACTTAATATCAATCATTGATAATTGAGCGGCATTTATTGTGAGTGCCGTTCTTTTATAAAAAATGACATTCATGTGAGTGCCATTCTTTATAAAAAATAGGAATTAAAGATGAAATTAAAATTATTAATAGCGACCGCAATTGACGGTACATCGTTCGCCAAAGGTGAAGTGATTGAAGCTGATAAAACATTAGCAAATAAATTAATTGGCATGAATAAAGCCGTGATAACTAAAGCCAAAAAAAAGGCGAAAAAATAAAAAATGTTTACCGAAGATTTAAGCGAGTTTTTGGATAGCACTGAGATGGCAGACAATGCCACCATCGGCGCTGCCACTGTGACTGGAATCTTCGAGAATCAGTTTGTAGAAGTACACGGTATTGAGGGTGTGCGCCCGGTATTTGTTTGCATTGAGGCCGATGTGCCATCCATTACACATGGCGATGCACTCACCATTAATGCTACTTCATACAAAGTAGCCGGTGTGCAGCCGGATGGCACGGGTTTAACTTCATTAATTTTGGAGAAACAATGAGCCACGTCAGACAACAAATAAGAGATCAGCTTAAAAACACATTAACCGGTTTAACAACCACCGGCGCGAATGTATTTGACT